TGCCTACAGAGGGAGGTATAGTAACTCCTCATACGCACGAAATTAAGGCAATTGGCTCTGAGGGTAGAGCATTAAGGGCTGAAAATTATTTAGAGCATTTCAAGCGTAGAGTATTTGCTGGTTTAGGCATGTCTGCTGTAGATTTCGGGGAGGGAGATTGCTATTCTGCTGATACTCAGACATTAACGGAAAATGGCTGGAAGTACCACTGGGAGATTGATCATACAAAAGAAAGAATAGCAACCTATAACCCAGAAACAGAAGAAGTTGAATATCATATACCCAATTATAAATATGAGGGTCATTATGTTGGCGACATGATTATCTTCAAGGGTAAGCATGTGGACGTAAAGGTAACGCCACATCATGATATGTGGGTATATAACAGACATACTGGACAGGCCAGCAAAGTTAAGGCTGTAGACCTGTATGCTAACTGGGATAATAGTGAATTCTGCTTCATAGATACCGTCTCTGGTTTTAAAGGTAGTGATGCACCTGTTGCGATTGGAGATGACCTTATTGATCCCTCTCTGTGGATGGAGTTTTTTGGTTGGTGGCTTTCAGAAGGATCTGTTGATAGATATAACGCCTCAGAGGGGCGATATAGGACAATCATTACGCAAAAGAACCCCCGTCATATAGAGCAGATAAGACAATTACTACAGAAGCTGCCATTTAGTTTCCTTGAGCATACAGACAAAAGAGATGGGACAGTAAACTTTATTATCTCATCTAAGCCTCTATATGAAGTATTAGAACCACTAGGTAAGCAGCCAGATAGATATGTGCCTAAAGATTTTCTTGAGTATAACTCTGAATACTGTTCGATCCTGCTCGATACGATGATGCTTAGTGACGGCACATGGGATATAAGAGCTGGTAGAAAGTCAGGCAGCTATTACACAACATCCAAACAATTAGCAGATGATGTTCAGGTATTAGCTCTACATGCTGGCTACTCATCGAAACTTACCATTATGCAAAATAATGGCTATGGAGACAGACCTATTTATAGAGTTCTGCTCACAAAGTCTGATAAGAATTACAGAATATTGAATGTATCACATGTATCTAAGGAGAGATATTCAAACATCATCTACTGCTATAACGTCGAGAATCACCTATTTATCACTAGACGCAATGGTGTTATTGGCATTCATGGCAATACAGCTAACCGTGCCACTAGCGATAATATGTCACAAAATCTAATTGATTCGGTAAAGGATGTGCAGCGCGCATTAGAATTCTTTATCAATAATGAAATTATTAACGAGTTACTGCTAGAGTCTACATTTGGACCAGCGGTCTTAGATCAAGAAAATATTTGTAAATTAAAGTTTAGAGAAATCGATGTTGAGTTAAAGATCAAGAAAGAAGCTCATTATGCAGATCAGTTTAATAAAGACATGATCACTTGGGACGAGGCCAGGATAGGTGTCGGCCTTGAGCCAATCCCTATTCCTTCTCAAAAGGAAATTGAATCAGATAAAGACCTGTCTGAGCAATATCCAGAATGGTATAAGACAAGATGGAAATTATTTGAAGAACCAAAGATTCTAATGCAATCAATTGATGAGCCTTATTCTAAACTCGCAAGAGATGTTGCAAAGGCAAATATATCTAAAGCAGGCGAAAAATCGAAAGCTGTAACTGCAGCGCAAGCAACATCGCAAAAAGTAACCTCTCGTGCCCCTGTGAAGAATTCTGTAGTTACAGAAACAGTTTCATCTATAAAAGATATCCTATACTTGCAGTTGGAGCATGAATCCTCATATGATGCTCATTGGTTTAAAGCAAAAGTTATGACACAGATGGATGGTCTTATCTCTAAAACATTAGCCTTGCAAATGGCTGAATTTAAAAAGGGTTACTCTTCTGTTGTTAAGCCAGGGATAGATTTCTATCATGTATCTTCTTATGCGAGAAGAATTCTTAGAGATAGAATGGAGTTCTATGTCAACAGACTAATAAGAGACATACTGAATTCTCTACAGAGAAAGCTTTCACACCTATCAGATGTTGACCAATTAAAGCTAGTTGCAGGCGCTGTATTCGATTCACTTGCTTATCGTGCCTCCTTTATAGAGGATGTAGAACTTCGCAAGGCATATAATCTTGGCAAGTTGCTTGCAATGATAGATAGTGGTGCATCAAATGCGCTTATAGATACAGTCGGAGAATCTTGCACTACATGTTCTGGAGCAAGTGGCGTACTAGATCTCTCTAATAAACATTTAGTAGGATTAGAAGACATTCCACCATTCCACGCCAACTGTAATTGTGGGTTGAAACCACACAATTAAATGATAGGATTTAAGCAATATGAAGGGTAATTTCCTTAGAATCAGAAATAGCGTTCAATTGTCACTTCTTGGTCAAGATATGTCCAAGATACAAGACGACTATGCGACTGGCAATTTTGCCCCTCAGGGACAAAATACTAATGGTCTAAAGGCAAGAATTGCTGCTAGCCATGCTGGGATAGTTACAAGGAATAATGGATTTTATCTTCCAGCAAAAATGAGGGTTGGCGCTTCAACATTCACCGAGAACTACAATAAGCCAGTTTTATTGCATCATGAAGATCATGCAGATCCTGTAGGTCGTGTTGTTCATTCTACTTATGTAGATACATCACATAAAGTGATGGATAAATATATTGGATTACAAATAAAAGATAGTGCAGATAGAGAAGTGGGCGTTATCAATGATGCTCTTTACAAAGATTTTGTAGATGGGAAACTTCCCTTTGGTCAACAGGTTGATTTAGTCAGATCATTATTTAGAAGAGATTCCAAAATATTTGATAGTTCAAGTTATGATGGGGTTGGCTACGTGGAAATAGTTGCAAATGTAACAGACCCCGCAGCAATTCAGAAATTACTCGATGGAAGATATGTTACTGGCTCTGTAGGGGCGACGACAAATAAGGCAGTCTGTTCAATATGCAAACAGGATTGGACTGACTCTGGAGCATGCGAACATAGACCTGGCGCTGTATATGATGAAGGTAAGTGTTTCCTAATAGCGGGCGATTTGTTCTATGATGAATATTCATTTGTAAACGTCCCCGCCGATAGACATTCAAAAGTTTTAGAGCTACACTATAACGGCACAGTAAGCACTGTCGATGCAGTAGACGAATATGCAATACGCCCATATGAGGTTCAATTAACTTTTCCAGATTATGAATCAGGAAACGAGGAGAGTTTTATGCTAGCTGATAGTCTTAAGACACCAGAAGAGGATAAGCAGGTTGTAGATAATGCCGAATCAAAGGTTCAAGACGAAACAACCACGGATACTGAAGCTGAAACAAAGGTTGCAGATTCGGCTGACGAGCACGTTGCTGATGATACCTCTGTAGAAGATTCTACTGATGTAGAAGACGATACTTCAGGAGAGGATGTCGAGGATGCTTCAGATCCTATTTCTGAATTGATTGTCAAGGTCCTCGATGAGGAAGGGTCACTTACAGACGAAGAAGAAGAATTACTTTATGACGCTCTGTGGGATGAAGTTAAGGCTGCCGTAGAGGATGGCGAATTAGAATTGGATGCAGAGCTTCTTTCTGATGCCAAGCTTTCTACGAAGCAACGCAAGAAGCTAGCTAAATCAACTTTCTGTGGCCCAGGCCGTTCGTTCCCTGTTCCAGATTGTGCTCACGTAACTGCTGCACGCAGACTTATTGGTAGAGCAAAGGTTTCCGCCGCCACTAAGCAAAGAATCCTAGCCTGTGTTTCAAGAAAGGCAAAGGCTCTTGGATGCGGTGGTTCTTCAAAGAAGATGAAGAATGAAGCCGTCTCTAGCACAAACGACTCTGTGACAATGGATAATCTTCACGCTGTAAGATTAATGCAGCGCCTACTTTCTGTGATTGAAGAGGACGAATTTGTTCCATCACAGGATCAAAAGCTTCTTTCTGCAGATGATGTAAAGCAACTGCAGACACTGCTTAAGAAGCTATCAACGGTTGTAGGCAAAGACTCACTAACAGAAGCTATTGTTAATGAGCAGCTAGCCGTACACCCCGATTGTGAGGCAGCACTCCTTGATGAGGTAACCAAGAATGAAGAAACAATTGGCGACCTAAGAGATCAGCTATCTGCCTTACGTAAGGAATATACAGCCCTATATACAGATTTAGAGCTTCTGCAAGACTCTCTCATTGAGGAAAAGACAGCAAAGAGAGCATTGCTACAAGATCAGGCAGCTCTCTTAATGTCGCTAAGAGATGGTAAGCAGAAGACTGTAGAAGATGTATCCGCCCTAAGCGATGAAGCGCTAGCTTCAGAGGTTGTTAGACTTAAGGATGAAGTTGACATGGTTGCGATCACTGATAAGCTCAGTGATGGAATGTCAAGAATTCCAGAAGATACAAAAATAGATGATCCTACAGTTGCAGATTATGAAAAGTCTAGTACAACTGAAGATAACAGTGAAATAAAAATCTCAGACGAACTTATGAAGACTCTTGAATTTAACTACAATAAGATTTTATTTACCCGTGGCGCTGAGGCTGCGGCCAGATATGTTCAAGAGGTAAAGAATAGCCTAAAAAACAACAAATAATTTCTAGGAGGAAGCGATTAGATGG